AAGAAGTTCCTTCGTGACAACTTCACCGTAGAAGAATACTTCGACCTCCTCGAGAACCAGGATTTTCCTCCTCTGAAGGTACTCGAGACCAAGGGTTATGTATCTCCTAAGATCGCGAAGATCCTCAAATCCCGTGGTTATCCGATGACTCTCGAAGGTATGAACCAAATGATTGATGATGACATTGCCCGGAGGGCAGCATAACTCCCTTTACAATTCATAAGACCTGTGATACAATGGGTAAATGATGAGAGAGAGATACATGACTGATACTATCAAACCGACCAACAGCAATTCATTAGAAAAACTTGCAAGCCTCCTTGCTACCGAAGATCTTGTTGTAGAACATGCTAATGTTCCGACAGCTTCGTTCGACCTCAAGACCCGCAAGGTCGTTCTCCCGATGTGGGGGGAAATGAGCAAGACTCTATACCACATGTTGGTCCTCCACGAAATCAGTCATGCCCTCAATACTCCTTGGGATGAGTTCAAGGAAATCGTTGACAACGACGTGCCAGACATGAAAGATTATGTCAACGTCATTGAAGATGCTCGCATCGAGCGCAAGATCAAAATTAAGTATCCTGGATCTCGTCGCGACTTCACTGAAGGATATAACGATCTTCACGGGCGAGACTTCTTTGGGTGTGAAACTCGTGATCCCAACAGCTTGAACTTGATTGATCGTATCAATCTGTTCTACAAGCTGGGCACTCGTATCAGTGTCGAGTTCACCGAGGAAGAGCAGCGGTATGTTGATGCTGTTGGCAAAACTACGACTTTCTCTGATGTTGTTTCTTTAGCAAAAGAACTATATGGGTTTGCTAAAGAACAGGCTGAAACTTCTCAAGATCATGATCCTGAAGATGAGAATTTTTACACATACGGTCAAGATGAATTTGACGAAGCTGAAGAGTATGGTGAAGAAGAAGATGATGATGACAGCAATGAGGAAGGGAATGTAACCACTGAAACAATTGATTCCAATAAAGAATCAGTTAGAGGTTTCGGCTCGGATAGACATGAAGGTGGTCGTGGTTTGGCTGCTTCGACCGTGAGTGAGTTTGAGCGGAATATGTCTGAAAAGATGATCGATGCAGATGATAAGAGAATTCCTGAGTATTTTGATCTCAATTTATCAGACCTAGACTATTCTGATGTTGTTGTTGATAATAAAACCTTCGTGTCCAAATACGCCAACAGAAACCTAGATAAAGGTGATCGTCTTGTTCTTTGGAACTGGTTCCTGAAGAAAAACAAAAACAGTGTGAACTATCTCGTCAAAGAATTCGAGATGAAAAAAGCTGCAGATATGTATGCTCGCGCTAAGAGTGACAAGACTGGTAAAGTAGATCCAAACAAACTTCACAACTACAAGTTCAGCGAAGATATCTTCTTGCGCAACACCGTTCTCCCTGGTTCTAAAAACCATGGGCTGATGATGCTTGTTGATTTGTCTGGTTCTATGTCAGAAAACTTCTTCGGTTCGATGCAACAGCTGATCAATTTGGTTATGTTTTGCCGAAGGGTTGGTATCGCCCATCGCGTGTACGGATTTACAGATTGCTGGGAAAAACAGGGTGCCTATGCCTTACAAACCCCACCAAATACATCACCCTGGCTTACTTCTATCGACACTCACGGGTTTCGGATTGATCGTGATTTCAAACTGATTGAGTTCTTCCACGAAAAAATGAATAATCAGGAATTCACGTTCACTTCCCAACGGTTGCTAGAAGCTGGGTTTGCTCATGAGTTTTATTGGAGTACACGCAAAGGTCCTGCAGAATTGAGTGGTATTCATATTCCTGCCGATCACGTTATTCATTTGGGAGGAACACCTCTAAATGCAGCTCTTGCATATATGCGCAACATGATTCGTGACTTCAGGAAGCAAACCAATTCACAGATCGTAAACTTTGTTTGTGTCACCGATGGTGGTTCAAACACCCTCGGCGCGAAGTGGGGTATCGCTAGAGATAAAGAAACGAGGCTTCAGAGTTACTTTACGAGGCACAGTGACCAAACTAAACTTTTGCTTTCTATTCTGAAAAAAACATGCGGTGTTCACGCAATCAACTTCTTTATTGCAAATTCACGTCCTTTTTCTTTGTACAGTGAATCTTATGCTGTGAATACGAAGTATAGGAAAGAAAAAAATGTCACAACTCATAATTGGTTAGGGTTTGATGATGTACACACTATTTGGGGTGGAAAGAAACTTCATGGCGATGAAGTATCCATCGATGATGCTAAGTATATCAAAAAGCATATACTGGCTCGTACGATGATCAAGATGGGAAACCGTCGCCGTTCTTCCCGCATCGTCCTGAGTAAGTTTATTGATCGAATCGCTGCATAAAAAAAATACAAAACTCAGTTTACAATTCGGTCATTGTGTGATACAATGTAAATATGATGAGAAGAGGAGATTATATCATGGAATTCACAAGTGAACAAACCGAGTTTATCACTCGTGTTAAGGAGTGCCTTGGCACCGAACAGCTCACAAACAAGCAGGTCATTGATCTTGCTGCCGAGCTTGAGATGGAACTTCCACATTGGATCTTCAAGAAGTTTTTCGTGAAGGCTGGTCGCGGCAAATGGTCTTTCCCATCGAGTGAAATTGACATGGCAGCTCAAATTATTCCTATCCGTGAGGAGAAAACGGTGCAGTCAAAGTTCGACCCAAACGCCGTCTCTGAGTTCGAGTATGCTCAGGTCCCTGATAAAGATTCATCGTATGTTCCATTCGGTGAGTTCAAGGACATTGAGAATATTGTTCGGTCTCAGCAGTTCTTTCCGATATTCATTTCAGGATTATCGGGGAACGGTAAGACGTTCATGGTTGAACAGGCTTGCTCTCGAGCAAAGCGTCCGATGGTTCGCGTTCAAATGTCTCGTGAAACTGACGAGGATGATTTGATTGGCGGCTTCCGTCTGGTCAACGGCGAAACCAAGTTCATGAAGGGTCCAGTCCTTCGTGCGATGGAACTTGGTGCCGTGCTTTTGATCGATGAAGCAGATCGTGCTGACCCTGGTAAAGTCATGTGCTTACAGGGTGTGCTCGAGGGCAAGCCATACTATGCTAAGAAAACAGGTGAAGTGATCAAACCTGCACCTGGTTTCAATGTGATCGTAACTGCTAACACCAAAGGCAAAGGCTCTGATGATGGTCGTTACATTTCAGCGACGATTCTTGATGAAGCGTGGCTTGAGCGGTTCCCGATCACTATCGAGCAGGACTTCCCTTCGGAAGCAATCGAGAAACGCATTCTCAGGAAGCACGATCTTGAAGATGACTTTATCAACCACCTTGTGATGTGGGCTGCTGTCATTCGCAAGACTTTCTTCGAGGGTGCTATTGACGAGATCATTTCGACTCGTCGCTTGGTTCACATCGCAAAAACATTCAAGATCTTCAACGATCGCGAACGTGCTATCACTTTGTGTGTGAACCGTTATGACGAGGAAACTAAAACTGCTTTCCTCGACCTATATGCCAAAGTTGATCCGACTATTGCTCCGGAAGAAACTTTGGATCCCGAGACTCTGCCTAATCCTCTTCGCGAGGGTTTGGAGAGTGAAGCCCAGGACGGTGAAGAGATACCGTTCTAATTTTGTCAACTTGTAAAAGGTGAAAAACATGACTAAGACTGATCGTGTCCTCGAAGCCCTGATGGGTGGAGAAGAACTTACTGCGAAGCAGATTAAGGCTCGCTTCTCAGTTGCTAATCCTGCTGAGCTGGTTCGCCAGCTTCGGTTCAAAGGGTTTGCTGTTTATTCGAATGTTCGGACGAACAGCAAGGGTGAGGCGAAGAGTTTCTATCGTCTCGGCACACCCAGCCGTGCAGTAGTTGCTGCTGGCTATCGTGCGCTTGCTCAGGCAGCTTAAATCTGAGCATTTCTATCTCTCCTCTCTACTCGGTCGGGGAATTAATTTTCCCCGACCACTCTTTCCCTTTACAAATTGGGAACTATATAGTAGAGTGAGTGAGTTGTTTAATATGGAGGGATCATGGCAATTCAAGTTGATGTAAGTATCGAAGATCTAAGAAGGCGAAAGATCTTCATTGCGACGCCGATGTATGGTGGTGCTTGCGGTGGACAATATTGTAAGTCTATTGCTGACCTGATGTCACTGGCAACACAGTATGGCATGCAGGTCAATTTATTTTTTCTATACAACGAAAGTCTAATCACACGAGCAAGGAACTATCTTGTTGATGAGTTTCTTCGCAGTGATTGTACTCACATGGTTTTTATTGATTCAGATATTGGCTTTGATCCAAACGATGTGATCGCTCTAACTGTTATGTCTGGATTTGAAGGTGAAGAAAACGATCGCGAAATAGTATGCGGTCCATATCCTAAGAAGTGCATTGCTTGGGAAAAGATCAAGCGTGCAGTTGACAAAGGTTTCGCAGATGAAAACCCAAACAAGCTCGAAAAGTTTGTTGGTGATTATGTTTTCAACCCTGTTGGCGGTCAAACAGAAATACGTCTTGACGAACCAGTTGAAGTGCTAGAAGGTGGCACTGGTTTTATGTGCGTTCGTCGCAGTGCTTTTGAAAAATTCAAAGAGGCATATCCTGAGTACAGCTATCTCCCAGATCATGCTCGCACCAAAAACTTTGATGGATCTCGCGAGATTATGATGTACTTTCAGGCTCTGATTGATCCAGATTCTAAGAGGTATCTTTCAGAGGATTATATGTTTTGTCAGTGGGCACGCAAAATAGATATCAAAGTATGGATGTGCCCATGGATGAAACTTGAACACACTGGCACTTATGTGTTTGGTGGCTCCCTAATTGATCTTGCTCAGATTGGTGCAACCGCAACGGTTGATCCGAGCATGATTGGTAAAGATCTTGGATAAAGGAGAATATATTATGAAGATCTCAAAAGAAACCAGTGAAGTCCTGAAGAACTTTGCGGCAATCAATATGTCGCTGTTGTTCAAGCAAGGCAAAACGCTACGAACTGTTTCACCACAAAAGAGTGTGCTTGCTCAGGTGAATGTACCAGAGGATTTTCCTCAGCAGTTTGCAATCTTTGATATGAATCAATTCCTTTCGACGTTTCAGGCATTTGAGGATCCGGATATCAACTTCGGCGAAAAGAGTCTGTCTATCAGTAATGGTTCGGGTGGTACTGCGCATCTAACTTATGCTGCTCCGGAAAATATCATTGCGCCACCTGACAAGGATATTACACTTCCCTCCGTCGAAGTTTCTATGAAGGTAGAGGAAAAGGCGATGTCGAGCGCATTGAAGATGGCTGGTATCCTAGATCTTCCTGAAGTTGCTTTGGTTGGTCGTGACGGTGTTGCGTATCTAACTGCTGTAGACTCTCGCAACCAAGGATCAAACCGATTTGAGATGCCTGTCGGTGATACCACTAACAAGTTTATGATGATTTTCAAAGTCGAAAATCTCAAGATTCTTCCTCGGGACTACAACGTAGATATCTCAGCCAAAGGTATTTCACATTGGAAGACCGAGTCGGGTGATATTCAGTACTGGATTGCGACGGAGACTTCCTCTAAATTTGAATCCTAATCTGAAACTTTATATTATGGTGATTTGTGATGCGTGAAGATTTTCTGTGGGTTGAGAGGTACAGACCGAGTAAAATTTCTGATTGTGTTCTTCCTAAAAGTCTGAAAGATACATTTCAGAAGTTTGTTGATGACAAGAACGTGCCCAATCTTCTCCTTTCTGGTGGTGCGGGCATCGGCAAAACAACTGTGGCTCGTGCCATGCTTGATGAGCTCGATGCTGATTCTATTATCATCAATGGCTCGATGAATGGAAATATTGATACACTGAGACACGACATTCGTAACTTTGCTGGTACAGTGTCGTTCACTCAGGGTAGGAAGTATGTCATTCTCGATGAGGCTGATTATCTCAACCCCAACTCAACCCAGCCAGCTCTCCGAAACTTTATGGAGGAGTTTTCTAACAACTGTGGCTTCATTCTAACCTGCAACTTTAAAAATCGCATAATCTCTCCTCTTCATTCGCGATGTTCAGTTGTTGATTTCAAAATCACAGGGAAAGAAAAAGCCAAGCTGGCTGGGACCTTTTTGGAACGTGCTTGTTGGGTTCTTGATCAGGAAGGTGTATCATACGACAAGCAGGTTGTCGCTGAAGTTCTTATGAAATACTTCCCCGACTGGCGTCGTGTGTTGAACGAGCTTCAGCGATATGGTTCTACAGGAAACATTGACTCTGGTATCCTTGCTCATGTTAGTGATGTAGATATCACAGGTTTGGTCGATGCTTTGCGTAACAAAGATTTCAAAACTATGCGCAAGTGGGTCGGCTCAAACAGTGAGCAGGATGTCAATGTTCTTTTCCGCAAGCTGTATGATTCGGCTCATGACTTTCTTGAGCAGGGTAGTATCCCGCAAATCGTTCTTATCCTTGCAGACTATCAATACAAGTCTGCGTTTGTTGTGGATCAAGAAATAAATCTAGCAGCGTGCTTCACGCAAATCATGGTAGATTGTGAGTTTAGTAAATGACAAAATATTATATTGATGATGATGATTCTGAGTTTGTTAAATATGTTACAATGCGAACTGAGGAAATAATTAAAAATGGTCAAGCCCATGGTAGATCTTATCAAACGGTCTACGAAAATGTCGCCCAAGGAACTGCCTGGGAATTAAAATTTTGCGAAATTACAGGCGCGGAACTTAATACACAGCCTTTCGATGTCACAAACAGAGAATCATACGCATGGGATTGTAAGAGACCCAATGGTAAGACAACTGGTTGTAAGACTTATGGATATTTTCCTAGCAAATACGCGAATTTCAATTTAGGAAAATATGACTGGAAAGAAATTAGTCGTCATCCCAAGATGGATACAGATTTTAATAATATTGACTTGATAGGTTCGCTTTCCTTTGCTACTGTGCAGCACATCATGCGTAGATATGAAGTTACACCTTTATGGGAAATCGACACTAACGAGTTTTTTCAAAAAAGTCGACCATCTAGAAGAATAGTAGCTGGTGGTTCTACTAATTATGTTCCTATCTACCAACTCAAAAATATAGTGCATTTCTGATGAAAACCGATAAGGTGAAAGAATGAGTAGTCCGTTTGATTATGTAAATGCTGTCACCTTTTCTAAGAAAGATATGATGCGTGGCACAGACAATGACGAGTTGGCTGAAAAGTCATATGAGCCATTCCTAACTAATCGTTCGCTTTCGTATCACATTGATTGTGTTCCGTATGCAAATGAAATGAACCGCTATCCTGATCTCGACAAGCTATTACAGTTTGACTTTTTTATAAATACTCTTAGACCAATGAAGCGTTTTGCTAAGTGGGTAAAGCCTGTACAAAATGAAGACTTGGAATCTGTGATGGAATATTATAGTTACAGTCGAGTGAAAGCCGAAACTGCCCTCTCTGTTCTCACTCAAGATCAACTTGAACTGATTAAACAGAAATTGATAAAGGGTGGTAGAGATGGTAAATTTGGATGAAATGGTTGAGGTCGCTCTAAAACAAGACGAAGATTTTCTTAAGGTTCGAGAAACTCTCACACGTATTGGTATCGCTTCCCGCAAACACAGGAAACTATATCAGTCCTGCCATATCCTACACAAACAAAAAAGATATTTCATAGTGCACTTCAAAGAGCTGTTCGCACTTGATGGCAAGCCATCTAACTTTTCTGAAGATGATGAAGCACGAAGAAACACCATAGCAAACTTGCTAGATCAGTGGGGATTGGTGACTTTATTGAATCGTGATTTGGTTGAGCGTAATATGGCTCCCATATCACATGTGAAGATTCTTTCTCACAAAGAGAAAGATGAGTGGATCCTGGAATCGAAATATAACATAGGGAAGAAGCGTGACTAACTTTAATGATGTTGGAAATTTTATGATTGCCTTCGGGCAGGAAGTAAAGAGTAAACCAGAGTTTCCAAATAGTGACATAGTTAAACTTCGGGTTGATCTTATTGATGAAGAGCTTCGTGAATTACAAGAAGCATGCGAAACAAAAGATATGGTTGAGGTTGCTGATGCCCTATCTGATTTGTTGTATGTTGTATATGGTGCTGGCCATGCTTTCGGAATAGATTTAGACCGAACGTTCGAAGAAGTTCATCGTAGTAATATGAGTAAACTTGGTGAGGACGGCAAACCTATCTATCGTGAAGATGGTAAAGTCCTCAAGGGTCCGAATTTTAAATTACCAAATCTCAAAAAAATTATTGATAGTTCCCTTTAAATTGATCAAGAAGTAATATATACTGTATGTGTGATGCCGAATGGGTCACACTTAACATTCTTGCTTAATAGGAGGATAACATGGTTATCAATACAAACGCACTCACACCCTTTGACATTAATCGTCTCACCCCATATGCGGTCGGCTTTGATCGGATGTTTGATCGACTCTGCGATTATGCCCAACACCAAACACAATCGACAGGGTTCCCACCTTACAACATTCGCAAAGTGGATGACACTAATTTTTCCATCGACCTTGCTGTAGCTGGACTTTCAGAAAAAGATCTGGAAGTTGAAGTTTCTGATGGCGTGATCACTGTTCGTTCCACCTATGAGGGGATCGACGTGGAAGGTGCTGGGTCATTCCTGCATAAAGGAATGTCGTTCAAGAAGTTCACCCGCAAATTCACAATCGCGGATGATATCATTGTGAAAGGTGCCGAAATGAAAAACGGCATGCTCACGATTGATCTTGAGCGAGTCGTACCAGAAGAAAAGAAGCCTCGCATCATACCCATTAATGGGAAAGCCAATGGTGGCGAAAACAAGAGCGAAGCTGAGTTTCTTGCTGAGTAACGAGGGGGGGGCGCAACGCCCCCCCATTTACTTTTAACGATTGGAGCATATTAATGGATATTCAGAAACTCAGGGAACAACTAGAAATCGACGAGGGGGTCGTTCATGAAATATACAACGATCATCTTGGTTATCCTACTTTTGGGATTGGCCACCTTATTACCGAAAACGATCCCGAGCACGGTTCCCCCATCGGGACCGCAGTGGAAAACGATCGAGTCATTGAAGCCTTCGAGCAGGATGTCCAAACAGTATTGTCTGAATGCGCCGTCCTTTATCCAAACTTCGACAGCTTGCCAGAAGAGGCTCAGCAAATAATTGCGAACATGATGTTCAATCTTGGTCGTCCACGTTTGTCTGCATTCAAAGGCATGAAAGCTGGTGTTGACGCTGAGGATTGGAATCGTGCAGCTGATGAAATGGTCGACTCACGTTGGTATCGTCAAGTCGGTGCTCGGGCTGAAAGATTAGTGGAGCGGATGCGCAACATCTAATATGTGGGAATATTGGTGCAAAGCAATAGGGTCTAAAGCATATGACGATAAGAACAAAGCTGACAGAGTTGCAATTATTCGCACTGGGTGGGTGGTGCTTCATATTGTTACTTGCCTTGCTATTATTCTAAATGCCATTGCAAATCATGGATGGGGGCTGATTGGATTATGACTGCTAACACAGCACCGGGACCAGTTCAAAATATCGATCCAGCTCAGCGTTGTTGGGAGTACGATGGTGACGGAACTTGGAGTGTACATTTTTGGAAGGGTAGGGGATAAGTTTTTTATTACACTTTCAAGTCAATTTAAAAACAGTCACTATATAATGGAAAACTGGGGGAACGTGAATGACTGATCTACCATCACTAATATCTTTACACCATCACCCAGCATTTAAGATTATCGCTGGCTTGATTATATTTTATGTTGGACTTAAAATGTTCGCTGGTGGTATGAAGTCGTTCGGCAGCGTAGAACAGCTTGAACCATTTATAGGAAACCCATACTGGATGTTTCTAGGTGGTATTGTTTGCACTCTTATGTGGCAATCAAGCTCATTGTCAACAACAGCAATTGTAGGATTAGTTGCCAGTGGTTTCCTACCAATGCCCTCTGCCATAGCAGCAGTGTTGGGTGCAAATATAGGAACGACAGGCACGATATGGTTGGCTGGATTATTTGTTTCCGATGGTTTACCCAAAGGCGAAACGCTAAGAATCGCAATAGCACATACAGGAGTCAATCTGTTCATGGCAATCTCTTTGCTACCATTCGTTCATCACATAGCAAGATTCTTATCTAAATTCTAATAAATAGGTGCATGGTAGAGGAAGACTTCCAAGCATGGCAAACATGGCCAAAACACCGGTGGGTGTTCAACAAACTGGAACTGGCGTTGCGTCTCGGTTACGACGCTGGTCCAGCTTGTGTTCCAGTGACGAGGTCGGGAAAGTATGTGGTTCGCCCGATCTACAATCTATATGGCATGGGCATTGGTGCCAAAGTTATACACATAAACATAATGCAATCAAAGAGTATGGAAAATCATGCTCTCATTCCCCCTGGATATTTTTGGTGTGAGTTCTTTGATGGCGACCAATACAGTGTTGATTACAAAAGAACAAGACAACCAAAGGGATCGCAATTTGCTTGGGAAGAAGTCGATACAGCAAGATGCGAGCGTGATCTCGATAATCTTACTAAGTTCAAATCATGGGAAAAATGCGAAAACAGAAATATCATTTTGCCAGACTTTCTTAACAGCATTGATGGCGTTCCCGACCTGAATGTAGAATGGATTGGTGATAAAGTTGTTGAAGTTCATCTAAGAACTGGCAACGATATATTTTGGAAACACAATAAGGTGATTCCGATATGGGAAGGTGACGATATTGAACCAGATTTACAAAACGAAGATACAACAGTTAGATATGACGCATCAGGTTATCTTGATGATGTGAGGATTGGCTATAAGATCGTGGAATAACTCCATTGCTTTTTCCTCATAAGAAGAGTATAATCATATGATGTTCTATACTAATGCAACCTCTATCAAGAGTGACATCCTTATCCGAGGATACAAGGATGGGAAGGCGTTTCAGCGCAAAGTTAAATACAAACCAACGTTGTATGTCACTTCTGGTTTGGCTGAGTCTGGCTGGACTAATATCTATGGTCAGTCGCTTGAGCCTATGAAATTCGAAAACCTTTGGGATGCTAGATCATTTATCAAACAGCATCAGGGTATCGGTGGATTCGAAATATATGGCATGCCTCGATATGAGTATGCATTTCTCAATGAAATATTTCCAGATGAGGTCCCCTATGATCGTGATCTGATGCGGATTGTTAATATTGATATTGAGGTTGGTTCGGAAAATGGTTTTCCCGATCCCGAAGATGCAGCCGAACCTGTAACTGCAATTACAATGAAGGTTGGAAAGTGGTTTACAGTTTTTGGATGCGGTGAATATACTCCATCAAGAAATGATGTAAAGTATATCAAGTGTCAAGATGAACATGAGCTGCTTCATCGATTTCTTGCCGAGTGGGCAAGCCCACATCATCCAGATTTGATTACAGGTTGGAACACTTCGTTCTTTGATATTCCTTATCTTGTTCGCAGGATATCATCTGTCCTTGGGCACGAGTTCGCTAAGAGGTTGTCGCCCTGGGGTCTTCTTCAAGAAACAGCTGTCAGGATGCAGGGCAAAGAGCAAATCAAAACATCTCTGGCTGGTATTACGAATCTTGATTATCTCGAGCTCTATAAGAAGTTTACATATTCACAGCAGGAATCTTATCGTCTTGACAACATTGCCCATGTTGAGCTGGGTGAAAACAAACTCGATTATTCTGAGTATGCATCGCTTCATAGTTTGTATCGTAACGACTATCAGAAGTTCATAGACTACAACATCAAAGACGTTGATCTGGTTGAAAAGATTGACGATAAGATGAAGCTGATTGACATGGCTTTGACACTTGCCTATGATGCTAAGGTGAACATACATGATGTGTTTACTCAGGTTCGTATGTGGGATGTTCTGATTCACAACCACCTGTATAAGAAAAAGATTGCTGTTCCGCTCGAGGGTGGTGGTAGCAAAGACGGTTCTTATGTCGGTGCATATGTTAAGAAACCAAAGGTTGGCATGCACAACTGGGTTCTATCCTTTGATCTCAACTCGCTGTATCCTCACTTGATTATGCAGTATAATATTTCACCTGAGAAAAAAGATCAGAATAGAAAGACTAGCACCTCGGTTGACCGAATCCTATCTGGCGAAATCAATAAGATTGATGGATACAGTCTGACACCGAATGGCTGTTACTTCAAGAACGACAGCCAAGGGTTTTTACCTGAGATGATGCAGAGTATGTATAGCGATCGTGTAGTATACAAAGAAAAGATGATCGAAGCGCAAAAGGCATACGAGAAAGAAAAAGATCCTGGCAAGAAATTACAATACAGCAAGGATATATCTCGCTATAAGAATATGCAGCTTGCGAGAAAAGTACAGCTCAACTCAGCCTATGGTGCTATTGGTAATCAGTTCTTCAGGTTCTTCGATCTAGATCAGGCAACAGCTATTACAACTGCTGGCCAACTTTCGATTCGTTGGGCTGAAGAACGACTCAACAAATATCTAAACAAAACACTGAAGACGGAGAATGTCGATTATGTCATTGCTTCAGATACGGATTCTCTATACATTGTTCTTGATGAACTCGTTAAGAAAACTTTTGCGAAGAAGGGCAATCCTGACAAAAGTACAGTGGTCTCTTTCCTTGACCGAGCGGCTCGAGAAGTTATTGAACCTGTTATTGATCAAATCTATTCAGATCTTGCTGAAAATGTAGGTGCATTCGACCAAAAGATGTCGATGAAGCGTGAGGTTATCGCCGACAAGGGTATCTGGACTGCGAAGAAAAGATATATCCTCAACGTCCATGATTCTGAGGGTGTACGTTTCGAAAAACCAAAACTCAAGATGATGGGTATCGAGGCAGTCAAATCTTCAACACCTCAAAGCTGTCGTGATGCGATCAAGAAATCACTCGAACTTATTATGAACACGAATGAAAATATAGTTCAAGAATATATCAATGACTTCCGTTCTGATTTTTCTAAGATGCCTTTCGAAGATGTTGCATTTCCTCGAGGCGTGAATAACTTGAATAAATATATGAGGAAGCAGAAATCATTACCGATACATGTACGAGGTGCATTGGTATTCAACCAAACTCTACTAGACAAAGGTCTAGACAAACAGTATGAACTAATCAAGGAAGGCGAGAAGATCAAGTATTCTTACATGCGTCTTCCGAATCCAGTAAAGTCAAATGTGCTGGCAATACTTTCTAGTCTTCCACCTGAGTTCGGGCTGGACCAATATATAGATTACAATCTCCAGTTCGATAAAGCATTCCTCGAACCGCTGCGTGCTGTTCTGGAAGTTATAGGATGGAACGAAGAAAAAAGTAACAGCATAGAGGATTTCTTTTAATGGCTGATATACCTGAGGAATATCTTTCCTACGACTTTGGTTTTTCTGCGGTCGACGATCCGTATCAAGCAACAGAGCAAACACAAGAGCCTGTAACTGCAACGATGTCGGAAGACGTCGAGCTGAAACTAAACTCAATCGAGGAAAGTATAAAAGCACTCACATCGTTAATGTATAGGTTGGAAGAAAATGAAGATGAGCGAGCGTCGGAAGCAGAGCTTCGAGATAAAGTACGCAAGTTGGAGGCAATCATAATCCCACTTCTCAATAATCTTCTGAAAACTGCAGATAAAGATTACATTCATTGGCCAAATCGTGGACCACTCATTGAGCAGCAAATTCAGAAAGTGTTAGACATTACCCGAGGATAACATGGATAGAATAGTAATCCTGCTGGTCGGCATTGCCATATCAGCAGTGGCAGCTTGGTATTCTATTATCGGGCTGACCACAATATTTGCAGCTTCATTTATACCCATTATCATCATGGGTTCTGTACTTGAGGTTGGTAAGATTGTGACCGCATCATATATGTTCCGAAACTGGAGTAACATACCGATACTGATGCGAGGATATTTTTCGTTTGCTATTTTGATTCTAATGCTCATCACGAGTATGGGAATCTTTGGATATCTTTCGAAAGCACATATCGATCAGACACTTGGGAGTGGTGATAATACTTTACAAGTTCAACTTCTTGACCAACGCATACAACGTGAGCAAAACAAACTCAACGATGCGAATCGTGTTATTGAACAGCTGGATAAATCAGTAGAAGCATTGATCAAGTATGATAGGATTCGTGGTCGTGATGGTGCTATCGCAACTCGTAAAGCACAAACCGAAGAACGCAACCAACTCAATGGCTTGATTGAATCTACATCAAACGAAATATCAAAACTGCGTGAGAAACGATTAGTCTTACAAAAACAACAGCTCAAGTTTGAAGCAGAAGTCGGACCAATAAAATATATTGCCGACCTAGTCTATGGCGATAAAGCAAAAGAAAAGATAGACGAGGCAGTTCGTGGAGTTATTATACTGCTTGTTGTTGTATTCGATCCACTCGCGATACTTCTGATTGTAGCAGCTGGTGGTATTGATGTTGCTCCTAAACAACAAAAAATAAAAACTGAAACTCACTTGTTTTCGGGAAGAAATAAGCGTAGAATAAGAAAAGGTACAGAAAGGTTCGAAGGTGATGCTGCTGAAATAGTCAGTGGTGAAGATTGGGAAACGACTGAGAAAGTGAAGATACAAAAAGAAAAATGATTGTTGTTATTGATGATTTTTTCAGCAAGAATGATCATGCTGAAATTGTGAACCAGCATGAGTCTAATCAGTTTCCTGATCGTGATACATATTTCGATCGTGATCATCATACATTTGTTGAGGAGATAATAAAATCTTCTCGGAGATATATTGATTACGATGAACACATTGGTTATGAAATGCATTTCAACAATAGTAAATTGAATCCACATAGAGATAAAGATCAGAAATTATTTTGGGAAACTCAAGAGCAAGTTTTTCCTCTGGTTGGATTGGTGTACTATATAAAAGCACCCTCATTCGGAGGCGAACTTGTATTTCCAGAAGACGGTGCTACAGTTTCACCGAAAGATAGAAGGTTGATTATATTCGAACGACACATGTTACATTATGTAAATGAGTATGAGGGTGAAAGGATTTCCCTTGGAATAAATCCTTGGGACCATGTCCCGACAGCTTATAGGAGATAATATGAGTGCTTTTTTTCGTCAGATGATTAAAGACATCGGTGATGTCGATACGCACATCGCCGAGGATGGTCTGCATTCTTCTGAGTTTTCAGGAGCGATCGATACAGGTTCATACATTCTAAACGCAGCATTGACTGGCAGTTTGTATGGCGGTGCACCGAACAATAAAATTACTGCATTTGCTGGTGAGTCAGCAACTGGTAAGACCTTTTTTGTTCTTGGCATCATTCGTCAGTTTTTAATTGATAATCCCGATGGTGGTGTTTTCTATTATGATACTGAAGCTGCTGTTACCAAAGATATGATGTCTGAGCGTGGTATTGATACCAGTCGTGTGATTGTATCAGAGCAAACTACAGTTCAAAGTTTTAGAACTCATGTTATGCGTACACTCGATCGGTATCTAGAATCAGATGAGCGACCACCTATTTTGTTTGTGCTTGATTCACTTGGTCAGCTTTCTACCGAAAAAGAAGTTTCAGATATTGCCGACGGTAAAGATACACGGGATATGACTCGTGCTCAGTTGTTGCGTGGTACGTTCCGTGCGCTTTCGTTGAAACTCGCTAAAGCGAAAGCAGCAATGCTCGTCACGAACCATGTCTATGATGCGGTCGGTTCTTATATGCCAATGAAAGAGATGGGCGGTGGTGCTGGTCTGAAGTATGCAGCATCTCAAATTGTATTCTTGTCAAAGAAAAAAGACAAAGATGGTACTGAAGTTGTCGGTAACATTATTCACTGCCGCATGCATAAGAGCCGTTTCACGAAAGAAAACAAAATGGTTGATGTTCGTCTTTCGTATGACACAGGGTTGGATCGTTATTATGGTCTGCTCGAACTTGCTGAAAAATACCAAATCATCAAGAAGGTCAGTACACGTTATGAACTCCCTGATGGTTCAAAACTATTCGGCAAACAAATCATGGCTAATCCCGAAAAGTATTTTACCGAGGATATCATGCATCAGTTGGAAATAGCAGCGGAAACAGAATTCAAATATGGAAAGGTTGGGATCGATGAAGTCGACGACACCGAGGAAAGTCAATTACAAGATACTTGATGAGGACTCTAACAACCTCGCAATTATCGAAATATTGGAAGATCCGTTCAATGGAGTCAAATTCCATTTTGGTGAAGTTGGATCATTTGATACAGACACAGAAGAATTTGGTGTGAAATTTCAGTTTACTATTGATGAAGGAGATGATACATTAGAAAAAGAACCAAAGTTTCAAGAAGTGGTCGCCCATATACTTTACAGCATTGTGACAGGTAATGAGAATTGAAGAAACTATCCTTCGGCATCTAGTTCACAAAGAACATTTTGCCAGAAAAGCACTACCATTCCTTCGGGACGAATATTTTTCAGATTCAAGTGAAAGGTTGATCTTTCATAGAATAAATGAGTTTGTACAAAAATATAATGACATCCCCTCTCGTGAGGCACTCGAGATTGATCTCGATCAAATAAAGAATCTATCAGAAGATCAATACACTAAATGTGTTGACATCATACAAAACCTCGGTGAACCTGATCGCGTAGATGAGCAGTGGTTGATCGACGAAACAGAAAGGTTCTGTCAAGACCGCGCAATCTATAACGCTATTATGGACAGCATCGGTATCATCGATGGCAAAGACAAAGATAGAACTAAAGGTAGCATTCCAGAAATACTAACTTCTGCGTTGGCTGTTTCTTTTGATAGCCATATCGGTCACGACTTCCTTGAAGATTATGAAGAACGATTTAACTTCTATCACAGAGTTGAAGAACGCATTCCTTTCGATCTTGAGATGATGAATACTATTACACGTGGTGGTCTGCCTCGTAAATCCCTCAACATTATTCTTGCAGGTACAGGTGTCGGTAAGACGTTGGCTATGTGTCACATGGCTGCAGCTAATCTGACTCTTGGTAAGAATGTGTTGTACATTACTATGGAGATGGCTGAAGAAAAGATTGCCGAACGTATTGATTCGAATCTTTTGAATGTTGCGGTTGATGAACTGACCTCTCTCCCGAAGGACAGCTATGAGAAAAAAGTTGAGAGGATTCGTAACAAAACTGTCGGCAAACTAATCATCAAAGAGTTTCCGACTGCGTCCGCTCACGTTGGTCATCTAAGACATCTACTGAATGAGCTTCAGCTTAAACGATCTTTTGTTCCTGATATCATCTACATCGACTATCTAAACATTTGTTTGTCGTCTAGAATAAAGGCAGGCGCGAATGT